CCACAAAATAGTCAGGGAGGAGAGATTGTTTTTCCATTTATGTACGATTTGGATTGGCTGGATTTAACGCGCGCTTCTGAAGTGGCTAATATGGGAGCTCTCCACCTTTTAGAGGTAGAACCTCTCATTTCAGCCAATGGTAGCGTCGGACAATTCGTTGATATCCAAGTTTATGTTTGGTTCGAAAAAGTTCAAATGTCAGGTTTGACTCATAAAGCGCCTCTACAGATGGGCGTTATGTCCCAAGTTGCGGACAAAGCGCCTCAAATGTGGAAAGCTGCTACGGCTAAGAGTGCTGATGAATATGCTAAGAAACCCATTTCTAGCATTGCTAGCACTGTTGCTGCGGTGACGCGCCCTTTGAGTTCCATTCCTGGTATAGGTGTTTTTGCTAAGGCAACGTCTATTGGTGCTTCCGCCGTCGGCTCTATAGCATCGCTTTTCGGGTGGACTAATCCTCCCAATATTGCGAATGTAGAACCTGTTCGGCAAGCTCCGTATCATGCGTTTTCTTCAGCGGCTATTTCTGTACCTGGTGATACCATGACACTTGACCCAAAATCTGAATTGTGTGTCGATCCACGTACTGTGGGTCTTGGTGATGTCGACGAGCTTACGATTTCAAATGTGTCGCAGCGCGAATGCTATATAGGCACTTGCTCTTGGGCCACTACGGATGCTCCTCAAGTCACTCTTGCGGCCACTCCTGTTCACCCTCTACATTACATCCGTGCACCAAATGCTGTAAATGGGGACGAAATTTCGATATCTCCAGTAGGCTTGCTTTCGCGCACGTTTGGATATTGGCGTGGTGATTTGATATTTCGGTTTAAGGTTATTGCCACCGAGTATCACAGAGGTCGTTTGCGCTTATCGTGGGATCCTGTTTCCTCGTTATTTGGCTCGAGTGCTAATAATAACACATCTTTAAATAGAATTGTGGATATTTCTCTCGAAAAAGATATTGAGGTGCGGATTCCGTATAACCAAGTGCGCCACTGGTTGGCGACACCCAACATGCTGGCACTTGGTGCCAAATCTTACCTCCGCGTTAAGGGCGACGTTTTCGCCGATTTCGTGGACCCAGAAACCACTAATGGAATATTGACTTTGCTTGTGCTTAATGCGCTTTCAGCGCCTGAACCAACAGCTGG